TAAATTGTATCTATTCCATCACTAAATCTACCTTGAATTATTAAATTATCTAAAAATAAAAAGGGACTTGAATATCTTTTAAATATCAAGTCCCAAAAATCCAATTCACCTATTCTACATATTTTGAAGCATCCTTGATAAAATCCATATTTCGTTTGAAAAAGTCAATTATCATTTTAAGGAATGTAACACCATCTAACTCTTTAACCTCATCTATTGATAAATTACTAGTATCTGATAATAGTTTATATATATCATCTTCACATACAGGCATACCCATTAAAATAACTTGTGCTACTTCTGTAATAACTCCTATTCCAGTTATCATTGTTATATCTTCACTATTAACTTCATTTTTAGCAATCATTTTCTTTGCTAAATCTTGTACTTCTTTCTTTTGCAATAAACTCGCGAATTTATTAACACCAATCTTACCTATGATCTTTGCTAATGTGAAAGTATCAGGTGCTTTTGGTGTATGTAAAATATATTTTGGTGTTTCTTCAACAACTTCTTCAACTGCTTCATTTTTAACTTCTTCCATGTGCTACACTCCTTTCAAATTAAACTGTTTCTACTGGAAAATAAAACTCTATTCCCAATTCCTCAAAATTATTATTAGTTGCTGGTGCTACTGCATCAAATTCTAATGCCATTACACCACCTTCTTTATTTTTAAGTTCAAGTTCTAATGCACTTAAACAAATTGCCTTAGGGAATATAACAATTATTGGTTTATCTTCTGTTGTAAATCCTACAAATCCTAAATTATCTACATAACTATTTGTTTTTGTAGGTTTATACTTTTGAAAACCTGTTACACTTGCAGTACTATCTAATGCTAGTCCTAATGCAGTTGTAATAGTATCTTTCTTATATTCTCCTAGATTGATTGTCATTTTACCTGTTTCGGCAACTTTAACATCAAAACCTTCTACTTTTACAGTCTTTCCATCCATTGGGATATCTAAATATTCTCTTTCATAAGCAACTTTATTACCACCATTAGATGCACCTAGTTCATCATAAGTCCAATCAGAACCTTCAAAAACTAAGTTTTTAACTAAAATTCCTGCTCCTAATAGAACATTTTTAGCAGTATCTTTTGATATTGCATGTTTTTTTAAACTCATACTATTCTCCTTTCATAGTTTTAGTATCTAAATATATTTCCATCTTTTTTAAATCTGCTTCTCTTATAAATAATTTGTTTCTATATGAAACATTAACAGTTCCACTATCCACAACTTTTCTAAAATCTGCAAATGTATTTTTCACTTGTTCTTTGATATTGATTAAATCTAATTCATTTCCTCTATGGAATACAACTAGAATAAATTCACCATTAGTTATATTGTTTTCATATTGATAATTGCTTTCACTATATTCACCAACTGCATAAGGGTATTTTAATTCCCCTGTATATTCTCCATACTCATAATTGATACCTAACTTTAATAACTCATCATTGATAACCTTTAATAATTCTTTCTCCATTATTTCATACTTCCTAAATCTGCTTTTAATTTTTCTATTAACATATCTTCATTTTGATTAAAAGCATGGTGTAATGCTCGTTTTGGTGTTTTTCCATATGTATGATAGTATTTTCCTTTTGTTTCATCATAATAAGTCCATCCACCTTTTCGGCCATCATTATTTAAAGCATATTCACCAGTTCCATATTCTTCCCAAATAGCATTCTCTAAAGGGTTCCCTACATAAGCAACCATATTAGATTTATCAACTAAATTAGTCCACTTATCGGCAGTTTCTCCTGAACCCCTTCTAGTTCTTGTTGCAGTTTGACTTGCTAATTCTTTACTTGCATCTTCTAACCAATCAAGAATGATACTTTCTATTTGTTCAGTTACTTCACCAGTAAAATCTTCAAATATTATTTGCCCTGCTTTTACTTGTGCCATTTAATCACCTATATATTTTAGAAATATCTCTAATTGATAATGTAATCCCATAGGATCATCAATATAAGTTACATCATATTGTTTACCATTATGAAATGCAGTTAATTCAGTTTCTTTTTTATCAATATCAATATAATCACATACAAATACATGAGTACTTTCTACTATTTTAGAATTGTAATTAGTTCTACCAGTAGTTTCACTCATAAAATCCATAAATCCATGTATAGTTTTATAATCTATCCATGTAGTTACCTTTTCACCTATTTCATTATTTGCTTGACTTTTGATTTTTAGAATTAAATCAGTATTTCCACCTATTTTTTTTCTTTTCATTAAAATCTAGCCCTCATATAATTCTCACAAAAATTAAATAGTTCAATAGGATAACCATTAACAGTATTATCGTTAGTTCTTTGAACATAACTAACATTATGCCTAGATATGCTTTCGCTTGCTACACCAGTAAGTTCTTTACCTTGTTTAAGTAATTCCCAATCTAGCAAATCAATAGCACCCTCTATAACTTCAATAGGATACTCTATTTTAGTTATTAGTTGTGTAGGGTAATCATATAAAGGTTCAATGGTTTTAATTCCATCCTCAAGGCCTATAACTGTATATAAACCTTTATTAACTCCATCACTTATTTCAATAGTATCTAATGATTTTAAGTAAGGACTTGAACCTTTAATAATTCCATTCTCTACACTAGCATTAAATCTAATTAATCTATTTTGGAAATTATTATTAGTATGCTTTCTAATAGCACTCTCTATAACAGATAATTTTCTAGTTATTAGATCATCTTCAATATCTTTAAACTTTGTATATCTTGACTTTAAATCTCCTGCACTAATAAGCATAAAATCACCTCTTTCTATAAAGAAATAGAAGAGGTAATTATTTAACCTCTTCTACAATGTAACCTTTTTCTCTAAACCAATTTAAAATCCAACCATCTTGTAATTCAACTGCACTTTTACCATAAGCAAAATGTACACCTGCTACAATTCCATTAAAATCTTTAACTTGTGTTTTAACTATATATTTTTTTGGCTCTTTAGTTTTAGTTTCTTTTTTTACATCTTTAGTTTCTGCCATAATTTAACCTCTTCCTTTCTATATATTTAATTAAGCAATTTTGATGTTTCTTAATACACCTGCATTATTAGCATTCTTTAATGCTACACAAGCAACCATTTCAACTTCACCTTTTTTAAGTGCTCCTGGTTGTGAGAAGTCTGGTAAGTATTGTTGAACAACATCATCACCATTAATAGTTACACCATGGAAACCATCATTAACATCAAATTTAACTGCATAAATATCAGTTACACCAGTATTTTCACCTCTAGTTACTTTATTGATAATAGGTGTTTTAGTTACTACATCACCACTAACTGAATATGTATTACCTAAATCAATAATTCTTACACCATTGATAGATGTAATAGTTCTACCAAATGCTTCTTCACTTTCAGTTTTATATCCTAAAACTCTTGCTACTGTTTGAATTTTAGTTTTCATATCTTCATTAACTAAAATTGCATCTGCACTTGATTTATTAATTAAATTAGTTAATGCTTCATAAAATACATCTGCATTTTCTTTTAATTTATCCATTGTTGATAAATCAATAACTGCATCTGTACCAAATTCATTAACAGTTCCTACTAAGAATTTATCTAATCCATCAAATCCATTTTCTTCTTTAGTAATATCACCATTAATCATAGCATTATGGAATAATCCTACTGCTGCTGAAATTTTTTGTTCTAATTGATAAGCCATATTATTTAATTGACCTTCAATAGTCTTGATAATTCTATCAATTTCAAAAGAACCACCAAAAATTGCTAATTTAACATTCTTAGGTTCTACTGTTGCTTCATTAGAAGTATATTCAGATCCAATTGCTCTGAATGATGCCATTGAAGGAGTTTTTTCTTGTACATATCCATAAGTTAATGTACTTCCTCCATTTGGAGATACATCATTTGCGAATGGTAGTAATTCTAGTACCTCACTTTTCTTTAAGAACATTTCAATAACCATTTGTTCTACTTTGTCTGCTCTACCTACTTTACTTTGTGCTAAAGTAATCATTAAAAATCATCTCTCTTTCTTACATTTCATTTTTTGTATTATTGTATTTTTGAGTTAATGCTTCAACTAGACTTGTAGGTTCAGGTTGTTTAACTTCACCCTTACCTAAATCTTTCACATCAATCTCTTTCTTCTTCTCTGTTTCAAAGAAGTTAGGATATGCAGTTTTGATATCCTTTAAAGTATCGTTAATACCTTTGATATTGCCATTCTCATCTAAAGTAAGGTTCTTATCTTTCTCCCTAACTTTGTAGGCAATATAATCTACATCAGAAACCTTTGCATTTACTAATGCTACTTTCAATGCACTTTCAATTTTAGTTTGTTCTAGTTCCTTTTGTAATTCTGCAACTTGCCCCTCATAACCAGTAATCTTTGTTTGTAGTTCTTCATTTCCTTTACTACTTTCTTTTAACTGCTCAATTAGTTTTGTTGCTTCTTCATGTTCTTTAGACTTGATATCAAAGTCACCTTTCAATTTAGAATATCTAGTGTCTAAATTTTCTTCACTAGCAGTATATATTTTATTATTTTTCATATCTTCCAAAAATTCATTAACCTTTTTATCATCATCTAAATACTTCTTAATAATTTCTTGTAAGTTCATACTTACTCCTTTCTAATTACACTTTTTACAAGTACTCGCCTTGTTAGAATGTTCTAATGTTCTTTTACGACTGCATCAGTAAAAAGTCGATTGTTTATATTAATAGACTTTACACATTGTCTAATAATAACTCTTTACAACTCCCCTACTCCCCTGCATAAATGCTTATAAAATAAGGGTTTATATATTGTTTTTACACCTCTACCCCCTCCCCTATTGGTGGAGTAGGGTATTTACACTTTACAATGTAAACCTATTTACTTTTAGGTTCTACTTCTTTTACTTCTACAAATAATTTACTTTCAATTAATCTCTTTCCTGTTTCTGCATTTACATCATATTCTTTGTTATAATCATAAAATTGTTTAGGATTTTTCTTATCCTGTAATGTTTCTTTTGATAAACATTTTACTTTCATTTTCTCCCTCCTCTCATTTCTGCAATTCTTTCATTTGCTCTCTTTATTACTGCTTCTATTTCAGGATCATCATCTAATATTTCATAATATCCTTTTTTATAATCTTCAAAATTTTTTACTTTAATTAGTTTTTCAACTTTATCTAACTTTTTAACTTCACTAGGTTTTAAATCACCTAGATTTACATAATTACCATTACTATCTTTATACAATGTCGCACTCTTTGTCATGCTTCTTTCATTCTCTACTATCCATCTAGGCCTAGTTAATAAATTGCATCTACAATTAATATCTTCTTCTGCTCTACCAAATTTTTTAGGTGCTTTTACTTTCCTTCCCCCAACTTCAAAATAACCATCTACTTCTACCCATTGGCCATGTAATCTTCTATGGTTCTTTCTAGTCTTTCCATCTAATGTTGCATCCCATTGTTTAACAACATCTGCACCTTGTTGTTTTGCTTTTTTCATAGAATTTAATTTTGCTTCACTAACAATTCTTCCACCTTCTGTTCTTGCTATACGATAAGACTTATATAATTCTTCATCAGTAACTAAAGACAATTGAACGGCCATATCTCTATATGTACTTCCACTTGCTATTCCTCTAGTTATCGTATCTTTCACTTTTTGTTTAAATTGTTTCATATTTTTATTTATTCTATTTGCAAATGTCATGGTTGCAGTTTTCTTAAATAATGAACTTGCTACTTCTGTTTGATTTATAGATGCTATTACTGGTACACCTTGTTTCATTAATTCATATTGAATACCTATATAACCATCCTCATACATATGATTTAAAAAATCTTGTATATTGGTTATATTGTCCTGCTCTAATACATTCAATATTGCATTAATCTGCTTTTCTAAAGACTTTTGATAATTGATCTGGTAAATTACACTTTGGGTTTCTTCCCTCGCTTGCAATAACCTTAATCTACCTTTAACATCTGCTAATGCTTGTATGTATGTATTTTGTAATTGTTTTAATACATCCTTTTCATTATTCAATAAAATTTGTTCTACTTCTTTTTCATATTTATTCATAAAAAATAGCACCTCCTATTATGCAGTAGGCACTTCTTCTACTTCTTCTTCAATTGGTTCTTCTACTGGTTCAACATTTGCTAATGTTTCACTAGCTTCATTAATATCAACTTTACCTTCATTTATTTTTTCTTCCACTAAATCTTTATAATCATCATAATTCAGATCTAATTGTTCAAAGATAAGTTCCATTAATGTTTCATCAGGTAATTTAGTTGCTAAATTTAATAATGTAGTTATTTCAACATTTCTCTTATTCGCTTCTAATAATTCTACATTTGCATTATCTAAATCATTTGTAATAGTTTCTCTTTCAAAATCAAAATATACATCATCTATTGAATAATCAGTCTTATTAGTATCATTAATTTCCTTAATTACTACTTCTAATATATCCATTAACATTTTCTTTAATTTACTTTCTAACTTATTACATTTTAAATCTAATAATGCATATGCGGCCTTTATTGCTAAATTAGTTGTAGCACTTGTATCTTTTAATCCAGCAGTATTTAAACCCATACCAAATCTATATATGTTTTTTTCATCAAGTTCTAATTTAGTTTGTCGTGCTTGATAAGGAATGTTAATAGTTCTAATATCAACATCACCCTCTTTACCTACACCAACAATCTTTTTAGTTTTAATGTTTTGTTGTAATTCAGTTAAACTACTTCCATTAAAACCTTTAACAACATATACACCTTCACTAATATCTTGTAAGTTATTAGATAATCCACAACTCATTAAATCATAATCATCAATAAGTGCTTTAATTGGTTTTAAATCACTCATTTGTTTTCTATTATTATCTAATCTCCAAAATGGGATATAATCTAAACCATTACCATAATATTTATCTCCCTCTTTATAAACTATGTGAGGTCTAGGATTAATCTTTGCATCAGGATCTAATATTAATCCACATTCACCTTTTTTAGTCTTTCCTGTAATTCCTTTTAAAGATTGATAATAATATG